GCAAGAACAGAAAGCGGTGAGAAGCGCATGAGCACAACAGCACGCCCACCTGATTATCTGGAGGCTGAAGAGATACGCGCTATACGTCGGCGCATGCTGCTGGCCTGGGTCGTGGCCCTGGTGAGCGCGCTTGCCTTCGTGCTCGTCATTGAAGCGTGGCGCGTCTTAATGGCCCTGATGGTCATGCACGCGATGGTGAGGTAACGAGTATGGACAGAGTTACACAAGGGGTTTGGGTGAATGTGAGGAGGAATTACACCTCTCGGTTTTACCGACTGAATATTCTGCTCACATCCAAGCTGAGACTCCCCATGGCTTTAGCCAGGGGGTTCTAGCTTTGATTGCACTCTCTACACTTTTCGAGAAAGGAGCATCGTACAATGTCTACTAGACTTACGAGCCGATGCGCTCTGGCCCTCATACAAATCTGGGCTTCAGATGCAACTGCATCCTCATTCGCGCATTGTGTGGGTTTCCTCACGACTCACGCCCGTCTCCGGACGTTGTTGGATCAACTCCAACTGAGGCCCCGTCGTGCCTTCTGGCAAGTTAGAACTATTGTCTCATGGACGTCTAGACTTTCATTGAGTATTCATAGGCTGAGTAGTTCTCTGCCTGCGGGCAGCGGGCTTTTCATCCCCATGGCTAAAGCCAGGGGCCTTCAAGCCCGGCGGGGTAAGTATAGCATAGAGGAGCAGTGGGTAACATAGTATGACTGATGTTGTCACACAAGAGAACACGCAACCGACGCTGGGTGAGCGCATTGCTGAGGTGAGCACGCAGGCCAGTGGCACCATGACCTTCTTTCTCATCAACGCTGCCCTCTTTGCCGTCTGGATTGTGCTGAATGCCCTTTCCCCGTGGCGCTATGACCCGTACCCCTTTGCCTTTCTCACGCTCTCCGTCTCGCTTGAAGCGATCTTCCTCTCCATCCTGGTCCTCATCAGTCAGAACCGGCAAGCAGCCTATGACCGCCGTCTGAATGAGCATGATGCGGCCATTAACCGGCGGGCGGAAGCTAAAATAGACGCGCTTACAGAAGATGTGCAGAGAATGAGGCGCATGCTGGCAAAGAAGGTGGTGCTGGATTGAGTGATGTGAACTGGCCCCAAGTTCGGGCTGACTACGAAGCGGGAGGAACATCTCTTCGCCAACTTGCTGCTAAGTACGGCGTCTCGAAAACATATCTCATCGAACGGCGCAATAAAGAGAAGTGGAACCGACCAGACCGATCACCTATTGACCGACCACCGACCACGCAGCAAGCAGAAACCGACATAGATCCGACACCTAAAAAAGACCTCAGTACAAAAGAGGCGCAACGCCTCTTCCTTGATGCGTATGCACAGCACGCCAACGTCATGGTTTCAGCTCGTGCTGCTGGCATTCACCGCTCAACGGTTTATGAGTGGCTAGAACACGATCAAGACTTTAGCTTTGCGTACAACCTGGCAAAAGAGGATGCGAAAGACACCTTGCGAGCGGAAATTTATCGACGCGCAAAAGAGGGATGGGAAGAGCCAGTGTACCAGTTGGGCTACCTTGCGGGAACAGTCCAGAAGTATAGCGACACGCTTTTAATATTCCATAGTAAGGCGTTAATGGCTGAGTATCGTGAAAAGTCGCAATTGGATATCAACGCACAGGTCCAGCATCACCCAAGTGGCGCCTATGCCCATCTCTCTAATGACGAGTTAGACGAACTCGAGCGATTGTGGCAGGTTGCCGAGGAGAGGAGGGCGCGTGGTAGCAACTAAGGCGAGAAGCAAAGCGTCAATGCTGGATATTGCCGAGATACGCCACGAAAAAGCAAAGCGCTGCAAGGAGTCGTTTGCTTACTTCTTCAAACACGCCTGGCCGACCATCGAACCAGCCCGCCCGCTTATCCCAGGTATCCACATCGACGCCTGCTGCGAGCACCTGCAGGCGATTGGCGATGGCCTGCTGCATCGTCTCGTGGTCAATATCGCGCCCGCCCATGCCAAGTCCTCCATCTTCTCTGTCGCCTTTCCTGCCTGGATATGGACGCGCAATCCCTACGAGCGCTTCCTGTGTGCGTCTTACGCGATGGATCTGGCCATTCGCGATAACCGCTATTGCCGGATGCTCATCGAGTCGGAATGGTACCAGTCCCTCTTTGGGGATGTGTTCAGCATGTCCAGCGATCAGAATTTGAAGTCCTACTTCGAGAATGATAAGCGCGGTTACCGACAAGCAACTGCTGTACGCAGTTCGGGTACCGGTAAGCGCGCCACCTGCCTGATTATCGATGACCCCAACAACGGCATGGCCGGTGAGGCAGAGACGGACGCGGCGCGGGATTGGTTCGGTCGCACCTGGCAGAGCCGTTTGAATGACCAGGAAAAGGGCAGCATGATTGTTGTTGGTCAGCGCCTGCGTGACAAGGACTTGACTGGGCACATCCTGGACCTTGGCGGCTGGGAGCATCTCAACCTGCCTGAAGAGTATGCACCGTCGCGTAAATGCGTTACCTCCATTTGGGAAGATCCACGTACCGAAGAGGGCGAGCTTCTGTGTGAGGAGCTCCTGAACAAAGAGCAAAACGATGAACTCAAGCATGTGCTTGGGCCAATTGACTACTCCGCACAGTATGGACAGGAACCCATTCCGCCCGGTGGCTACGTCTTCAAGCAAGAGCACGAGCGCCTCTTCACCATCGACTATCAGTCGGAATGCTACCTCCTACACACGCCGGACGGTATCCGTGCCGTGCCGATAGCGCAATGCTCTCTTCACATGACCTCGGATGTCGCAGCCAAGGCCAAAGAGCAAAACGACTTCACCGTCTTCTGTGTGTGGGCGGTGACGCCACGTCTAGAAGTGCTTTTGCTCTATGCGTTTCGCGAGCACCTGACCATTCCCAAGCAGGTGGAAAAAGGCTACGAGGTCTATCAGGCCTATGTCAATGGCCGCTTCCAGGCTTTCTGGTTTGAGGATGTGGCCTATCAGTCAGCTCTTGGGCAATTCCTCCTGGAAAAGGGCGTGCCGTGCCTGGAATTTCACCCCGTAGGCGATAAGGTGCTGCGTGCGGGCGGCGCATCAATTCAGATGCGTATCGGCAACGTCTACTTCCTGGCGCATGCCTCCTGGCTGGAAGAGTGGCGCGACGAGATTTACAAGTTTCCCAAGGCGGAACACGATGATCAGGTGGACAATCTCAGCCAGATTTGTATTGTCATCAAGCAACTTGGCACAGTCGAGTGGATTGACGCGTCCATTGCGAGCGAACTGTATGCGTACAAAGGATGAGTGCATGAGGAGATTTATACTAACCTATCAACGTGATGGGCAATCAATGGATATCGAAGGGGTAGAGTTCTCATCTCTCCTTGATAAGCCGGTTGTGCTTGAACTCTACCCCGATAACGAGCACACAAGCCCGCCGGTGTTTCGCAATGTAGCGGATATGGAATATAAGCTCAATGAGTTTGGGGACACTTCTATCAAATGGCTTGATGAAGAATAGGTATTAGCAATGGGATGGTTTAACACGATGATGCAAGCACTCTCGACTGGCTGGAATACCGGCCTGCAAGCGGCACGGCGTGTGTACGAAGACCCGGAGACCTCGTATCAAGAGCAGAACTTCGTCAACCGTGCCATGCAGTATCACCTGCTGTGGGCCTATTACAACAACTCCATGTTTGAGAAGCTGCCGCGCCTGGTGCACAACCTCCAGCCGTGGGGCCTCTACAACCCCTGGCAAGTCTACCGCTCCAACTACAACCTCTATAGAGATATCCGCATGATCTATAATCCCACCAAACGCCTGGTGGACTTCTATGCGGGCCAGGTCTACCCAGGCGTCCTCTCAGAAGATGGCTCCAAACTCCCGGACGGCGTGCCGCTCGCCATGCCCTTTGCCGACGATATGGATAAACGCCTCTTGGATGCGGTGGCGCAATTGTGGCAGTGGTGGAATTGGCAGGCCAAGAAGTCGGTGCACGTGCGCTACGGGGCGGCGCTTGGCTCTGTGCTCATCGAAGCCGTTGATGATATCGAACGGGGCAGGATTAGCGCGGATATCATCTGGCCGGGCTTCATCTATGACCTGGAACTCGATAACGCCGGCAACGTCAAAGCCTACGCCCTGCGTTACGAGGCCAATAACGATGAGCAGGGCGCGTATCTCTATGAGAAGCAGGTAGACGTAGAAGCCTTCCGCTACTTCAAGAATGGCGAGCCCTTCGACTACGGTGCGGGCAGCGTGGTCCCCAACCCCTACGGCTTCGTGCCGGCGGTGTGGGTGAAGCACTCTGACAATGGCGGCGACCATGGTTCCCCAGCGATTGCAGGCTCCTTCGGCAAGATCGACGAACTGAACGGCCTGGCCTCTCATACCCATGATCAAATCCACAAGGTCATCGGCGCGCCGGCGGTGCTGGCCATGCCACCGGTGGGGAATATGGAGAAGCTGTTCGACACGCAGAAGCGGTCATCAACCGAGAGTCAGTCGGACCCGTCCAGTGACAAGGAATCGGTGCTGCTCTTTCGTGTGCCTCAAGGGACGACGATAGCAAGCCTCGTCGGCAATCTCGACCTCGCTGCTGCCGCTGCCTACATGGCGACATTGCAAAAAGAGATTGAAGAAGACCATCCCGAGCTCACGTTCTACAAGGAGCTACGGGCTATGTCGCAAGTCACCGGACCGGCAGCGTCACGGCTGGTGGGTGATGTGAATACGCGCTTCTCAGAGGCGGCAGCCAACTATGATCAGGCCAACATCAAGCTCTTCCAGATGGCGGTGGCGATGGCCGGCTTCCGAGCAAGTAGCGGTGCCTGGGGGCGACTCAACCGGCAGCAGCAGAAGTTCTTGCCCTTCGATCTCGGCAGCTACGAGCAGGGCGACCTCGACATGGCCATTATGCCGCGTGAGTTGCTGAAGCCGACGCGACAAGAGATCGGCATGGAGAACGAGCAGATGTGGCGCGGCGTGGCGTTTGCCCATCAGGCAGGCGTGCCAGCGGAATTTGTCTTGAGGGAAGCAGGCTGGACGGAGGACAAGATCGCTATGCTCAGTGATGCACAACAACAAGTCGTCTTAGCAGCGGCGGCGGTCGCTAAAAAACAGGATGAGCAGGCGCTTACCCAGGGGCAGGCACAGCCTCAAGCAGCAGGACAAGGACAATAGGAAAGGAGACTGTACCAATGGCTGACACGAAGAAAACCGGCACATTTAGGGGCAAATCTAATAAACTCGGGCATGGTGGACGCGCTGCGCAACTGAAAGCGAAGGGCGTCCCTGGTGGCGTGATTGGTGCGATTGCTAGGAAGAAGAAAGCCGCGCCGGGGCAAAAGCATTATCATGGCAAGAAGAAGAAGTAGCATATGTTTCAAGAATTGATGAAGTTGTGTCACTTGATCGTCGCCTATCGTGAGCTTGCGTTAGATGCCGATGTTCGCCCATCGGATCGCGTGGATAGGCATTCGTATTTCAATCGCGAACTGCGCGAACTCGATAAGCAAGCGTGTGAGTTGGGCATTCCTGGTATCAGGCCAGTAGAGACAAAGGAAGGGATGAGATAGCATGGCTAACCTTGCTCTACAAGCCGATGTATGCTATAATAAGAGGGTAAATATTGTTGTGTCTGAGGGTGCTGAGAACACCGCTCAGACATTGATAAACCTGTGTTGGAGGTCTATCGTGAATACTGTACCTCATCATGCCCACGAGGGCAATACCCCGTTTGTTACTATCCCCATGAACCTTGGTTATAGCGCTATTGTTGACCCTGAAGATGCTGACCTGACTCAATGGAAGTGGTATATCAACAATGATGGTTATGCTTTCCGCAATCACTATGCTTCTGAACACTCCACAACGGTTAGGATGCACCGGGTCATCTTAGAGCGGAAATTAGGGCAGTCTCTTCATCCAAGAATACATGTCGATCACATCAATGGCAATCCTCGTGATAACCGCCGTGAAAATCTCCGTGAGGCGACTGTTTCACAGAACCTGGCAAACCAGAAGAAGGCACATAGAAAGAAGTCCAGCGTCTCTGTCTTCAAGGGTGTTGTGCCTCGCAAGGGGAGATGGCAAGCAAGCATCAGTTATCAAGGCTATCGTCATTACTTGGGGTTGTTTGATACGCCGGAATTGGCTGCACAAGCTTATGATCAGGCCGCACTTGAGTTGTATGGAGAGTATGCTGCCACTAACGGCGTGGTTGTGCAACCGCCACTTCAAAGCATTATACGAAAGCCAGGTCAGATTAAGAGCAAAAATGAGAGCGGCTTTAGAGGGGTGTGGAAAGACAATTCAACTAGTTGGGTTGCAAAGATAGGCGTCAAAGGAAAGACCGTTCGATTAGGCACATTTGCGGATAAGACAGATGCAGCACGCGCTTATGATAGGGCGGTTATTGCAATCAAAGGGAAACGTGCTCTGACCAACTTCCCTCTAGAGGATTATGACGTGGAGGGAGATGAATGACCCCGAAAATCTCTTGCATTATGCCTACATACAATCGGCGTGAGTTTATTCCGCAAGCGCTTAAATACTTTGAGCGGCAAGATTATCCCAACAAGGAATTGATCATAGTCGATGATGGGACGGACACCATTGCCGACCTCTTGCCGTCCCATCTGGATATCACGTACATCCTGCTCTCAGAACGCTGCACTGTTGGTATGAAGCGCAATATTGCTTGTTCTCTCGCAACAGGGGAAATCATCTGTACCCAGGACGATGACGACTACTACGGGCCAAAGCGCCTCTCTCAGCAAGTGAAACCTATCCTAGCAGGGCAAGCTCAGGTCAGTGCTTTTCGCATGTCGCATCTGCTCGATATTCGTGATATGCGCCTGTGGGAGTGCGCTGATTGGCTGCACGCTTTCCTCTTTGCCGAGAGTGTACGCGGCGGCACGCTCATGTACCGCGCCTCTTTGTGGCAGGATGGGCAGTACTACCCCTCCACGAACGCCGGCGAGGATGCGCGTTTTCTGTGCGGCCTCATTGCCAAAGGCGCGAAACTCGCTCGCCTGGTGGACCCGTTCAGCTACATCTGCATCCGCCACGGTGGCAACGACACGGCCGATTTGAACATCAAGGGCGAGGGCTGGCGTGAGGAGCGGCTTTCTGACTTTATGTTCGATGAGGATAGGGCATTTTACGAACGCTTAAGGAGAGAGCTATGAAAAGATTTCCTGATATCATCGTCGTTTCCTGGCAGTGCGAATGTGGTGCATACATGACCCATAGCATCGATATTTCTAACGTCAATGTTGATCAAGTGTGTGAGAAATGTAGAATGTCCTATACGCTTGCCATTGGTGAAATAGACGTGGAAGCAGAAGTAACAGCAAGAGCACGAAGAGAACCCGACCCGGAAACAAACGCAAAAATACTGCATATGAAAGGATTGTTATAAGCATGCCTGATGTGGATATCGCACAGATGCTAGACATGAGTCCGGCGGTCATGCGTGAATGGGCAATGCGCGTGAGCCAGGGCAGCGAGATTACCGGGCTCCAACTTCGCAATGAGATACTGCCTGATGGTACTGAGCTTGGGCCAAATGGGCAACTATGGGAAAGACATAAACTTGGTTCGCATAGAACGGTAACCGTGCATTGTGGGGAAAAGAGATATACACAGACCTTCATCAAACGCGATGATGAATGGTCTGAAGTTGAGGAAGGACAAGAGAGCACATGAAACAAGCACAACCGCGTCACCCGTCCACGG